GCCCTCGCCCGCCTCGACGCGCTGCGGAAGGAGAAGGCGTGAAATTCCGCGCCATCATCACGTGCCGTAACGCCGAGCAGTGGGTCGAGAAGTGCCTGCGTTCCGTGCTCGAACAGCAGGGCGGACACGAGATCCGCATCGACTTCACTGACGATGCGTCAACAGATCGCACTGCGGTGCTGGCCAAGTCTCTCGTGCGCGATGCGACGGACTACTGGACCGCGCGAACGAAGCGTCTCGGCGCGCTTGAGAACATCTGGCACGCGCTTCAGCGCTCGCAGGACGATGAGGTGTGCATCCTCATCGGCGGAGACGACTGGCTCAGCTCTTCCGAGGCGCTGAGCCGCATCGCGCGAGAGTATGAGAGCGGGGACGTGTGGCTCACCTACGGGCAGCAATGGCCGTTCGGTGGGCAGTCCGTACGTGCGCGCGTGATGGACCGGCCCGACGCGCGCAACCATGACTTCGTCTGGTGCAACCCGCTCACCTGGCGCGCGCCGCTCGGGAAGAAGATCCGAAAGCAAGACCTCTGCTTCGCGGACGGCACGTTCTTCCCGTCGTCGGGAGACGTGGCGCTCACCATTCCGATGGTCGAGATGGCCGGCCTCGAGCGCGTGCGCTGCATCGAGGACGTGATCTACTTCTACAGCTTGCACGACGGCAACGACGGCACGGTGGACAAGCGCCTTCAAGACTTCTGCGGCTGGTACGCGCGGAGCAAGCCGCGCTACCACAAGCTCGCCCGTCTCGAGGATGAGCCCAAGCTCGACACCGAGGAGACGTCGCCGCTCGAGTACGGCATCCTGTTCATGCCCCACTCCCCCGACGTCGCGAAGACGGGTCTCAGCTACGTGGACAAGACCCTCAAGGTGGGCCTCATGGAGCGCCCGCAACAGGTGAAACTGTGAGCCGCAATCTGGCACGTACTAACTGCTACTTCTGCCATGGTGAGGTGCGCTGCACCGAACCAGAGCGAGACATCACGCGCGACGACGCAGGCACATACTACGACGAACACGATGGCTACGGAGCCATCGGTGAGCGTGTGGCTTTTGCCGAATGCGTCGATTGCGAGGCGAAATACCTCGCTAGCCTGGATGCGTCCGCGTGTCCTGGGTACGGTCGGCACGCTTACTTCAAGCGTCCGAAGGACGGCGGTATCCGAGACCTGTACTTCCGAAGCACGTACAACGACGAGCCTGGGCCTGAAGACATGCCCAAGTGGCGCATCGTCGTCACTCGTTCGCGCGTTCCGTGGGCGGACTTCCGATGACCTCCGACCTCTGGATGCTGCGGCCTGCCATTGAGAGTGACCGGCACTTCATCCTCGATACGTGGTACCGCGCGCACCCGCCGCTGTTCCGTGGCGTGAGCGGACGCGTGTACTTCAACGGGCAGTCACGGCTCATCAAGCGGCTCTACGACCAGTGCGCGGCGTACGTCGCTTGCTATGCGGGGGACAGCGACCTCGTGCTCGGGTGGAGCGTGACCAGCGCGAGCGCCGTGCACTACGTCTGGGTCCGTGAGGACTTCAGGCGTCAAGGCATCGCCCGCGCGCTGCTCGCGCCGTACATCGGCAAGCCGACGATCTACACGCATCCACCGAACCGCGCGTACATCCGCGACCTCATCCCGAAGGACTGGGTCTATGACCCGTACCTCGCCTTCGAGCTCGCAGAAACGAGGACGGGAGAGGAGCGCACGCGCTCATGACCTACACCCCGCCGCACATGCCTGCGCTGGTGGTGCAAGGCAAGGACGAGCCTGCGCGCGAGCCGCCGAAGCCGGGCGACCCTGCGAAGTTCCCCAAGCCCTACTTCGCGACGCTCGCGCACAACGGGCTTGTGTCGACGTTCTTCGTGGGCGGGCAGCTCGACACCGTCCAGCAGATGGTCAAGGCCGGTTTCGTCTGGAACTGGGACGTGCGTGCTTACGACGACGACCGTGCGGGCACGATGAACAGCATCGTGGCGAACTTCATGGCGACGAACAGCACGCACCTGGTCTTCGTTGGTTCGCACGTGGGCTTCACCGCGAACGATGTGGTGCGCCTGCTCGCCGCGAAGCAGGACGTCGTGGCCGCTGCGCCTCCACGGTGCGGGCCGGGCGCAGGTGTTGAGATGCGCGTGCCCGAGACGGTGCAGGGCATTGGTAACGACATCATCGAGGTGAGTGACGTGGGATTCGACCTCGTCTGCATCCGAAAGCGCGTCTTCGAGAAGCTCATCGAGGCGCACCCCGAGTGGTTCTACACGATGCCGCTCGAGAGGCGCGTGGACGGCTCGATGCATACGGTGGTCGGGTTCTTCGAAGGTGCGCTTGTCGATGAGCCCTTCGCTGGTCGCACGATGCGTCAGCGCATGACCGAGACGCAGGCGTTTTGCGGCGCGTGGCGCGCGCTGGGCGGCAAGGTCCACGTCCACATGGGCGTCGAGGTCGCCAAGGTGGGACAGTACGTCTACCGCGCTTCTCCGCACACGGCGGTCGAGCGTGTCGGCGAAGTGACCGTGACGGAGAAGACGGGATGAAGCTCTCACTCGGATCGTGCGCACTCTCGTGCATCCTCCTCGCCGCGTGCGGTGGGACGGTGGACCCGTCGCCAGCGGACGCGGTGCCCGACATGCCGGTGGTGCGCGCGATGCCGCCGATGGATGCGGGTAGCGCGTGTCCTGTGCTGGCCGACGTGGGCAAGGCGTGCAGCTACCCGCCCGGCAAGCGCGTCTGCATTCCGGGTGGCTTCATGCTCTGTGACGCTGCGGTCGGCTGGGTGTTCATGCCCGACGATGCAGGAGCCTGTGAGGTGTGCAAGTGAAACTCTCAGAAGTGCATCTGATCCATCCTGCGCCGGAGCCGGGTCCGAGCCGCAACGTGTTCCAGTGGTACAGCGTTGAGCGTGGCTACGACCTCGCGCTCACGGACGCGGGCATCGTCATCACGAAGGGCGGGCTCGAGCGCGTCATCCCGATGAGCAACGTCATCGCATACGAGCGCGCGAAGGTGGAGGTAATCGCGCATCAGGCAGTGAAGAAGTGACCCTGCCCGCGCTGCCCAACCCTGCGTATCAGCCTACGACGCTGATGGGGCGGCGCACGTTCGCGTGGCATCGGTACATCCCGCACAAGCCGACGACGCAGCAGGCTGCGTTTCTCAAGCTCGATGCGCTCGAGGCACTCTACGGTGGTGCGGCGGGTGGTGGGAAGAGCGACGCGCTTCTGATGGACGCGCTCCAGGACGTGATGACGCCGGGCTATTCGGCCATCTTGTTTCGGCGTACGTACCAGGACCTGAGCCTTCCAGGTGCTTTGCTCGAGCGCTCGCGGCAGTGGCTCGAGGGGACCGACGCACATTGGGACGGCGTCAAGAAACAGTGGCGCTTCCCTAGCGGGGCCATCCTCGCGTTCGGCTACCTCGACACGGACGCGGACCGGTTCAGGTACCAGTCCGCCGAGTTTCAGTTCATCGGCTGGGACGAACTCACTCAGTTTCCAGAGGGTTGGTACCGCTACCTGCTCTCACGCTTGCGCAGGCTGAGGAGCATGGACGTACCGGTGAGGTCGCGCGGTGCGACGAACCCTGGCGGCATCGGGCACGAGTGGGTCAAGCGGCGTTTCTTGCAAGAGGACCGGCCCTTCGTCCCGGCGAAGCTGGCGGACAACCCGCACCTTGATGCCGAGGGGTACCGTGCAAGCCTGGCGCAGCTCGACAGCGTGACGCGCAAGCAGTTGGAAGAAGGCGAGTGGGTACAGGACGCGAGCGGCCTCTTGTTCCCCGAGTTCAACGCGCAGATCCATTGCATCGAAGCGGAGCCTGCGGGACTGACGTCGACGGTCATCGCGCTGGACTTCGGGACGGCGAGCTGGAACGCGCTCGCGGAGGTCGGCTGGCGAGAGAACGACCCGACGACGTACATTCTCCGTGCGTACCAGTTCAAGGGACTGAGCGAGGAAGCGGCGAACGAAACGGAGAGCGTCTCGCGCGTGCGAGCTCCGCACCGCGTGGTCGGTGACGTGGGAGGGCTCGGCAAGTCGTACAGCGAGGAGATGCGGCGCAGGTTCGGCATCCCCGTGGTCCCGGCGCAGAAGAACGACAAATTGGGTTACATCCGGCTACTCAACGGTGCGCTCAAGGCCGGGACCATCAAGGTCGTGCGTCCCGCATGCGCAGACCTCGTGCATCAGTGGAGCACGCTGCCCAAGGACCCGAAGACGGGCATGGAGGTGCCCGGCTTCGACAACCACGCGTCCGACGCTGCTCTGTACGGCTGGCGCGAGTCGTTCAGCTACGTGGAGCGACCCAAGGCTACAGAACCGGCGTACGGAACGCCGGAGTGGTACGCGGCCGAGGAGACGGCGATGCGCGAAGCGCGCGACGAGCAGGTGCGCCGACGTCTGCGCGAGGAAGAGGAGCGGAACCCATGGGATTGAACCCCAGCGAACTGTGGGACGAACAGGTGCGGTGGATGCGCGCGCGCGGTGTCGTGGCTGCGGAGTGGAACGCAGACGGGACGCTTCGGGCCGCGACGCTCGGTCCAGAGCCGCCGCCGCCCGTCGTGCCGATGACGCCTGAGGAAGAGGAGCGGCTCAAGAAACGCGTCCAGGAAGAGCTAGATCAGCTACCATACGCGTCAGCATGAGCACCCGAGATGCCTAACTACCAACGGAAAACCCCGAGGAAGGGATGCCAGGTGCTCACGATTGCGGAACGCGTAAGGCTCGCTCGCTTACTGTTTCATAACGTGACCGCGCTACGAGACGGGGAACCGCAGAAGCAACTGTCATGGGAAACGATTGCGCGCGCCATCGCTGGCGAGCCACTGATTGACGAGACCTTGGTGCGCATCCGTGAACGACTTGACCTCGCCGAAGTAGAACAGGGGATGCAATGAGCACCAAAGACCTCGCCTATCAGGGGCCCGGAGCGACAAACCGCCGCGAGTCTGCGCGTGACGCGGAAGGGGACAAGGACGCGCGCTGGTGGCTCTACGACAGCAACGAAGCTCGTCAGGCCGGCATGGTCGATGACCTCGTTCACCGCGTGTTCAAGCAACAGCAGTGGAGACGTGAGGCGTACCTCAGGTACCTGCGGCTGTACAGCAACGCGGCCATCCAGGGCTGGGGCGGCAAGGACAAGAACCAGAGCGCGCAGCCCATCTCGCAGCGCCTGGCGCTCAATGTGGTCAAGTCGTGCTGCGATGCGTTCACGTCGAAGCTCACGCTCGAGCGGCCAAAGTGTACGTTCCTCACGTCGGGCGGGGATTGGGACCTGCAAGAGCGGGCGAAGGACTTGGAGAAGTTCGTAGACGGGCAGTTCTACGAGATGCACCTCTACGAGATGCTGCCTGACATCGTGCTTGACAGCGCCATCTTCGGCACGGGCATCCTGAAGCTCTACATCGACGGGAAGGACGACGACCAGACCATCGAGTGCGAGCGCACTCCCGTGTGGGAGTTCGGCGTCGATGAGCAGGATGCGCAGTACGGAGACCCGCGTGGCGCGATCCAGAAGAAGTACGTCGACAAGCTCGTGCTCAAGGAGATGTTCCCCGAGGCAGCGGAGGACATCGAGCGGGCAAGTCTCGAGGAGGAGCCTTTCCCGCACTTCGCCGACAACACGAGCGACATGGTCAGCGTGTACATGTGCTGGCACTTGAAGAGCGGGAAGAAGGCCGAGGACGGGCGTTACTACATCGGCATCCCCGGCAAGCGGCTCTATTGCGGCGAGTACGAGCGCGACGTGTTCCCGTTCGTGTTCTACCGGCGCAACAAGGCGCCCACGGGCTTCTATGGCATCGGTCTCGCGGAGGAGCTGTTCGGCATCCAGGTGGAGATCAATACGATGCTCCAGAAGGCGCAGCAGCATATTCGGCTGCTCGCTTCGGGCAAGTGGATGGTGGAGGCGAGCTCCAAGGTCTCGACGGGAACCATCGACAACGACATCAGCATCGTGCGCTACACGGGCACCGCGCCGCAGGTCTACTCACCGTCGCAGCTTCTCTCGGCGGACTTCTACCAGCATCTCGACCGGCTCTACGCGCGCGCGTTCGAGATTTGCGGCATCTCGCAGCTTCAAGCCTCGTCGCAGAAGCCAGCAGGTCTCAACTCGGGCAAGGCGCTCGATACGTTTGCGGACCTCGCATCCGAGCGGTTCGGCGTCGCGAGCCACGCGTATCAGGACCTCGTGCTCCACGTGGCCGAGCACGTGATCGACCTGGCGCGGGAGATCAGCGAGACGTACCCCGAGTTCAGCGTGCGCAGCGTCTCCAAGGACGCGATGGAGCCAGTGAAGTTCCTCGACACGGACCTCGACTCGAATGAGGCCGTGCTCCAGATGTATCCGACGAACAAGCTGTCGAAGGACCCGGCCGAGCGCATCGCGCAGGTAGAGCAGCTCGTAAACAGCGGCGTCGTGAGCCCCGAGGATGCGCCGCGTCTGCTCGACTACCCGGACCTGGATAGCGAGTGGAACATGAAGTACGCGAGCTTCAACCTCACGATGAAGTGCATCTCGAGCATCCTGCGCAAGGGCAAGATGATCCTGCCGCGTCCGTTCATGAACTTGCAGCAGTCGATCAAGATCGCCCAGATGCAAGAGCTGCTCGCGGAGATCAAGGGGGCGCCGGAGGACAAGCTCCAGATGTTGCGCGAGTGGATCCAGAGCGCCGTCGACCTCGCGAATCCGCCGCCCGCCGCAGGCAGTCCGCCTGTCGGTTCGCCGAGTCCGCCCGTTCCAGGCGCACCCGCGCCGATGGCACCCAGTGGTCCGCCGATGCCAGGTGGCCCGATGCCGCCCGGCGCACCGTCACCCTAGATGCCGCCCATGGCGGCATGAGCCTGAGGGGTTTGCATGACCGATAACGTCCACGTCTCTGAGCTTCCGCCCAACGTCAAGACCGCCGAGTCTGCGCCCGCAGCGCCTGCGGTGCCAGCACCCGCTGCCGCGGCGCCCGCGGCGGGGGTAGATGGCAAGCCCGCCGAGGCGAAGCCGCCGACTCCCGAAGAGCAGGCCGCGGAAGCGCAGAAGGCAAAGCACGCGTACCTCGATGACCTGGCGCGCACCAAGGCTGCGGAGCGGCGCGCGAAGCTCGAGCTCCAAGCTGCGAACGCGCGCGCGGCGCAACTCGAGGCGCAGCGCGCAGCGGATATCAAGCGGGCGGAAGCGCTCGAGGAGCAGGCCAAGCGGTTCCAAGACCCTGCGCACGCGTTGGCCGAGCTCGAGAAGCTCGGCATGACGCCGCAGAAGCTCGCGCGCGAAGTGATGGAGGAAGGCTCTCCCGAACGCGTGCTTGCGAAGCTCAAGGCCGAAGCCGAGGCCATTGCGCAGGCGAAGATCGACGCGTTCAAGCGCGAGATGGCCGAGCGCGAGCAGGCCGCTCAGGCTGCGCAGGTGGAGCGCCAATACGTGGACTTCGTCCAGAAGAACGAGGAGAAGTACCCGGCGCTGACGGCGCTCTACACACCGCGTCAATTGCTCGAGGAAACCAAGGCTCTGATGCGAGATCCAGAGGTGATTCGCATCCACAACGAGGCGATTCGCTCGGGTGGCGTAGGGGTCACCGACGAGGGCCTTGCGAATTTCCTGGAAGCACAGAACAAAGAGCGGTACAACAAGTTTGTCCAGCGCTTTGGATCTAGCGCGGCAGTC